TGTTATCCTCATCGCATGGGAAAGGATTAACAGCAAACAGACCATTAAATTTGATCTTATATGCCTGATAAAACTCTCCACTCTCGCAGGTCTCTTTCATCGTTATATCGTACCATACACCCGGCAGGTTCATTGACTGTTCTGACCATTCCCAGTATTGACCCGCTTTAACCTCAGCATTGATAGGATTAATCCGGTTCCATGCCTTGCTCAAAAGGGCGGCTGCAGTCTTATGCAAAAGGAAAGTCTGGCCGGCGGCATGATCTTCAATATTGAAGGGGTCCTGATACATCTTCAGGGTTCCGATCTTACGAGCTGCACCGCTACCATTTGCGTTACCGGCTTCAAGTGGAATTTTCCACAAGAGCTGATAAAGGTTATTTCCGGTTATACCATAAGCATTGCGGAACTTATTCATCCTTATTACCTGGTTGAGATAACCAAAGAAATTCTCATCCCAGTACTGTGCAGGGACATAAGTAGTAGGACCGACGACATTCATCCCGCCGCCGGTAAAAAGGTTTGTTCCTGCATTGGCAACAATCCCGGCAACAACATACTGTGCGATCCTTTCGTCAAGTGCTTTTTTGTGCATTAACATCTGAAAGGCTATTGACTGCTGCATCTCGATTGTACGGTCCCTGTAAGCCTTCAGCGGAACTTTAAACGATGTGTCATAAAGGCAGTCAATTTCATAATCTTTACAGGCAGGGTCGGCATCTTCTCCGGTAATATCGCAGGATTCAGTACATTCACTTACTGTGATATCGCACTTTGTGAGCCACTCGACACGAAGTTCATTGTTTTTTGTCCCTGTCAGTTCTGTCATATTAACAGACTGGTTTTCCAGAACAGCCTTTACGACTTCAACTTCAGCAATCAGATCGTTATTTTTCATCGGATCGGTCCAAATATCATCGGCCATCCTCTGTATGGTGTGGAGATATCCACAAGAAATTTCTAAACTCATTTTTTATTCTTTTAAGGTTTCCATCAACTCCGTAAACTTTTTTCTGTCTGTCAGAGTGATTTTAGGATCCTTAAGTCTTGCAATAGCATCAGCCTTTGTTCTGACCTCTCCGTTCCCGCTATGTGAACCTACGGGGGGGTTATTGCCAGAAGATGACCGGGTATCAGCAACAGGATATTCAAAGTATTTATCAGAAATAGCTTTTTCAAACTCATCAAACGTAACAGGATTACCGTGTTTATCGGTCATAATCTTACCCTCTTTGTCAAGTACGATGAAGTCACCGTCATCATTTAACTGGTAAGTCCCGCCGCGTAATTCATTCAAATATGTCTCTTTCCAAACCTGTGCCTTTTTCGGGTCTGTCGGTAATATCGGTTTGCGTGTTTCGAGATTCACTAATGCACGGTCTTTGACTTTATCAAATGTCTTTTCCCGTGTGAACTCTTTTTCACGTATTTCAAATTTAGCTTCCCATTCCTTTGCTACCTCCTTTTTGGCTTTCTCAATAGAAGCCTCAAGTTTGATATATTCGGGATGCTTAGATATATCCTTTGCCCCGGCCTTCGTTGCCTCTTCTACTTGCTTTTGCACAACTAAGTCAACTAATTCACTTCCGATAACATCTGATTCGATATCATACTTTTCTTTGATAGCTGTTTCAATTTTACGGGCTCCCTCTTTGATGCCTCTGTCTAATTGCTGTTGCTTCTCAATCGTAAACTTAGCGACTCGTTTTTCGTCTGCCTCAGTAATTACGTTTAAGTTGATCAAATCACTGTCCTCGTTGTAGAGTGTGGACAACTGCTCCTGGGTAAGTTTAAAGACTTTTACCAATGTCTCATTTAATTTAGTTTGCTCTTCAGCCTTCATATTTTTTGAATTTTTGTCTTACCTCCGTTGGTGTTTGTGACAGGGGAGGTATAATTTTCCTGACCTTTATATCTGTTATGTGATAATTTTTCAAACTGATAACACCATTAGCAACCAATTCATCAAACTCCTCATCTGATAAAATCTGAGGCGCTGCATCCCTGAGACGTTTTGACCTTAACTCTTTCATTTCTTTCGTGGTTTACGTGTCTGTTTGACTGTTCTTACAATGTCATCAGGTTTAATAGGTTTTGTTATCACCATTTCGGGCAATGGGCTGACTCTTTCAATTTCATCCGGTTTAACAATCGGTTTCCGTAATTCAATAGGAACGTCCCTCTTTATCTGATTCGGTTTTGTTGCTCCAAACTTTAGCATATCAGGGAGCAGGTGTTTAGCTACTCTGACTATGCGCCCATTTATTTCTACTTCGACTTTATTATCCATAATTTTTTGATGAGATTAACCAAAATTAGACTTTATATAAAAATTCATTGGAAATTTAAAGTTATTATTTTTACTCTTTTAACTCCGGCCGCATCTCATAGGCTAATTCGTCAGATATCCACCCTAACGAATGACGGCAGTTATACCCGCCACGATCAATAAGCGGAGAATAGCCAGGATACCCCAAATAAGAAGGAACCTGACCCGTTGTAGGGTCTTTCCATGTTGCCCAGTCCTGAGCTTCTTCAACGCTCCAAACCTTGTTGTTATGTTCTACACAAAAGACGCGGGAGTCTTTAACGAGTCCACCCTGATAAATGAAATAACGAAATCCAAACTCATTGCCTAATGTTTGGTTATATGAAGCGTCGTATTGCTGATACAAGTCATAAGCATAACGCTGAAACTGCCTCTCAAGTCCTCCAGTATATTCTTCCGAACCTGTAATCTTATCTGAAAGCATGGTAATATATTCCTTCATATCCATGCCCGAAGTGACCGCCTTTGAAGTCATCTGTTTTAACTCTGTGCCTAAGTTGTTAGAGTCAAAAAATGACTGCAAATATCCGCCCCTTACCAGCTTCCCACCTTCCAAGCCTAAACGCATATTTATCAACTTGTCGGCCGTGGAAACAATCTTATCAAATTTGCCAGGTAAATCAGATCCCAGCATGACATTAAAATAATTTGCAGACTGTTTCGATATTTCACCCGTGCCTGAGGTTATCTGCGGAAGAATGGTTTTTGTTGTGGCTTGTTGGAAGTCTGAATAAGTTTTATCCAACGCTGAGATTAACCGGTAATTTTTTGGCGATTCAATTATTAACCCGTCCTTTGTTTCCAGTTCCGGGATTATATTTGTAACAATCTCATTAAGCAACTTTGTTTGTAGCTTAATGACTGATGACTCCATTTTACTACGGGCTGCATCAATGAACTCCTGCTTCTTATTGATTACGTCCTGGATCCGCTTTGGTAGTTTCATTTTTACAGTCTTCGTAATATTGTTTTTGCATCAGGAAATAAGTTGCTTTTGCTGACTCTATATCCCAATCAATCGCGTTGAACCGGCAGAAATTATGTATTGCCTGCTCGACGGATATTGGAGGCACTAACTGTTTTTGCGCATTAACCCAATAGAACAATCCGATACTTTCAGCATTGCGCTTATAAATGCGATGGATGCATTTTGTCATATCTTTCTCTTTCGGCATAATATTTTTCCCTAATCTTAAATTTCATCAATTCACCTGTCTGGTATTTTCTTTGTATTGCCGGTGACTGTTTTATAAGTGTTCGGCTCGTTATGTGATCAATTTGAATATTACAAAATAATCCATGCCTTAAATGTGCAGCTTTTAACTGACAGGCATAAAGATTATCAGAATACCAGAAGTTACACGACTCGTCAAGTGGTCCGATTATGTCTCTACAAAATTTGTCCATAAATAAACACCAACCTGTTATGTGCTTCCCTATCTCATAACCTTCGTAAACATAATACCCTCGTTTAAATCCCTTTGCATCCTGACTCAATGCTGATGCAGAATGATAACCGTTTGACTCCATTAACGAGCCTATCACAGACCAACCTTCCTGAAAAACAATGTCATTATTTGCTAAAATATGCACATCCCCGGTTGCACACTTTAATCCGAGATTTAGAGCACGGTTATAATTAAACTCTGAATAATATGCAGAATAATTCTGTATTATATCAACATCATATTTATACTCTTTACCTGTTTCAATGACAATGATATTAAGTTCTGCACCGTCCTGACGTGCTGAATCAATACAGTTCTTTGTCATCTGTATAAGCTCAGGATCATCGCTTTTTGATACTATTATTAGGTCGTATTTCATGCAAATGGTATCACAATATATAATTTGGTGAAGTT